GTTTTATTGATTAACAAGCAATTAATCTCTGTCCAAAGACATTTCAGTGACTATCAAATCAGCACTTGTACATGTAACAACCCATGCAGCTGTAACACTCCATGTTATTCTACCGCCCCCATTAAATAAGAAATAAGCGACGTGGTTGTAAGATATGGTTGAAAAGCCATTCAAGTAACTTTTATTGGTATAGTCAAGCAACTTATAAGCGGTTGCATTTCCTGACGGAGTCATGATCAATGTATTAGCGGTGTCAGGTGCAAGTGAAAAGTAATTGTAATTGAAAGCTAACACTCCATAAAAACTATCAGGCATCTCAAAGTAGTCAGCAGTCATTGTTCCACCCAATGTGGAACCTAAATCTGGAGTAAATGCTGTTGTGTTACCGTTGAAACCGCTCATAGGAGTAGTTCCACTAATTTGTGATGGAGTAAGAGTGTAATGGTTTTGTCTACACAAGCTACGCTGTACCTTCTTGTAGAATATGATATCGTATGTGACCCACAATTCGCCTGCTATAGTTCCACTTGATGGAAATCCTCCCGCAGCTATGTTGAACAGCCCAAATTGTGTGAATCTCAAATCAGTTATACCGGAAGGAGGTAGAACGGACAATATTGGTTGTTGTGTTAAAGATCGATCACATTCAACAGCGTGTAGTTGTGCCTCATAAGGAGCACCGCTAGTTGTGTACTGATAGTTTTCCATTGATTGTTTATTTGTGTATGGATCAGAGTATGGATTATATTGTGTTGACATAACAACATACCCTAGCGCTGCACTACTTGAATTGATTGCAGTTCCGCTAGTTGGTTTGTAATGAAACAACAGTCCTCTGATTTCATACTCTTCAAATGCTGGAGCGATCTCACTTAACCATGGAAATAGATTTGGATTTGAAGGTGTGATCGGCTCGTGCATTAAGCTTAAAAATGAAGTGTTTCCTTTGATATCGGCAATAAACTCCTTTTGTGTGAACCTTACTTCACCAGTGTTTGCAAAAGATGGTGTGTCTGTCATCAAAGTGTTGGACAACACAGTGTAATCACCGTTGCCAGTAACTATACTTAAAATGCCCCCTAACTTGTCACCAAGATAGGAGCCAATGTTTCCTCCAGCTTTAGCTATGTGTTCTCTGGTTGTTAGTTCACGAAAAAGTGGTTGCATTTGTTTTTGAGGTCTTCTTTTATTGCTTCTTTTAATGCTTTTGTTTTTAAGCTTCCTTTGGGGTGGATTTGGTTGCTTGTTGTTTTTGTTTGGTTTTGTGCGTCTAGTTGGCATGTTTGATTGGGAATGGGAAGGTTGGGAATTCTTGAGTGGATCTAGATTCCGATGGGGCCCCGATCGGCTTAAATCTACACTCTTCATAATTTATCTCTGTTTCAAGCTGTTGATCAACCGTAATACCAAAAGCGCGCC